CACAGGTGACCGCAAGGTTGCGCTTCGCTTCGAGCAATTTCCGACCGATTTCCACGACCGTCTGCTGGATCGCATAACAAAATTCACTGACACGCTGGAAGGCACGGTCAAAAGCCTGGCGCCTGTCCGCACCGGTCGGCTTGAGAGCGAGATTTACGGCAAGGTCTTCGATGATCAAGACCGGATCACGGGCTATGTCGCGGTCGGCGGCGACAACAAGGAAGATTTCGAGAAGGCGGGTGCCCTGGAATGGGGCGCGCGCGGCGCGGCTTCCGTCTCAGCGCACCAAATGCGGCTGGATCACAACTGGTCGCGGAAACTGGCCGCGCCGACGCAAGTGATGGTCTCCAATTATCAGCGCCGGCTGAACCTTCCCGCCAGACGCTATCTGCGTAACGCGCTTCAGGTTCAGTCGGGATATTTCACGGCTGGCTTGCAGGAAGTGGCCGACCAGGCTGTCCAGGACGGGGAATCATAGTGGCGGTCGATCACGAGCAGATCATCACGGCGCTGCTGCGCCACCTCGTTTGCGCCGTGGCGCGGGAATTCACGGGAACCGGCGCGGACGGCAGTGCAGTTATCGCCGGGGTGAGCAGCTTCGACGGCCTGCGCGTCGGATGCCCTATCATCGGCCCGGGCGTACAGGCAGACACCGTCATTTACGAAATGGACGCGGAATCGGCCTCATTGGTATTGTCCCAGCCGTTGGGAGAAGGTGCAGGCGAAGGCTGCTTCAACACCGGCTTTCTGACGACGGGCAGGCGGGTCATCCCGTGGGATAAGGTGACGGAGCAACCGGCGCTATTCCTGCGGCACGTCCGGGACGAGGACAATTTCAGCGGCGACAACAATCTGGGCGCCGTCACCATCGAGCTTGAGGCCTGGATTTATTCCCGGGCCGGGCAGGATCCGTCGGTCGCTCCCGATATCTCGCTCAATGTGCTCGCGGAAATGATCCGCGACGCGCTCGAGCCCGACGATCTCATAGCCAATGCCTTCACGCTTGACGGCTTGGTCTATCGCTGCCGCATCGAAGGCGATTCCGAATTCGATCCCGGCGACCTGGATGCCCAGGGCAAAGCGCTCATTCCCATCAAAATACTCATTCCCTGACAATGGAGCAAAGCATGACGAAGGCCAGATCGCTGACGCGCGACCAGGTGGTCGATGTCGTCGGCAATATCGTCGACCAATGGTTCGCGGAGCGGATCGCCAACGGCCACATCGCCCGCCACACCCCGGCCTACAACCAGGCCCAGGGCGCCAAGGACAATCTCAAGGATCGGCTGATTGCCGCGCTGGCGAAAGAGGAAGCGCCCGCGAAGCCCGCGGAGCCTGCCGAAGTGGCGGAGACCGCCCAGGAAGGTCGGGTCGAGCTCGCCCAGGACTAATTCGAAGCCCTTTGCGGACGGGCCGTTCCGCGACAACCACAAACGCGCAACAGGAGTGACTATCCATGGCACAGAACGGAAAGAAGATTTTCGGCGCCGGCCGCTTCTTCGGCATCAACAACGTCAGCAACCCGACGCCGATGGTCGGCGGCGTGATGCAGGACCAGACAATCACCATCAAGCGCAGCACCAAGTCGCTCTATGGCGAGGGTTCGCTGGCGGCTGACGTCTGCGGCGCCGACATCGAAGTCACCGGCAAGATCACGCTGGGCGCCAGCAGCGTGCGCATCGTGTCCGACATGATGTTCGGCAACGCGGCCAATGACGGTCAAATCTTGCAGGCCAATCAGGAAGCGGGCCAGGTTCCGGCGTCTTCGACCTATATCGTTACCGTCGCCAACAGCGAAGACTGGACAGTCGATCTTGGCGTTCGCGATCTCGTCACCGGCCTTCCCATGACACGGGTGGCGTCCGGTCCCGCGGCCGGCCAATATGCGGTTGCCGCCGGCGTCTATACCTTCGCCGCCGCGGATGCGAGCCTCAAGGTCTCCGTCTCCTATCTCTACACCAACAGCGAAGCCGGCAAGAGCGTCAGTCTGATCAACCAGCCCATGGGCAATTTCGGCAACTTCACCGCCGTCATGGTTTTCCCCTGGAGCAATGAGCAGGACATCCTGACGCTCAACAATTGCCTGGCTTCGGATCACGAGATCGCGTCGAAGGGCGGCGATTATGGCAAGCCGACCTTCGGCTTCATGGCCGCGTGCGATACCGACGACACGCTGGGTTCGTTCAGTTTCGCAGAAGCTGCGTAACAGTGACCGAAGAAGAACGGCTTGCGCTGGGGGAGCGGCGCAAGCTGGTCTTTGAGAATATCGCCAATGGCGTCCCTGCGGAGCAGGTGATGCAGGCGTTCCGGTTGTCGCGAGAGGAGGTCGACCGGGAGGTCGCCTTCGTCGCCAAGAAGATCACCGAATACCGCTTCCAACGGCGCGAGCCGCCGCTGTCATGCGGCAATGTTCCCGACATCCGGTTCAATCGCCAGGCGCTGCTCGACACGCTCCGCAAACTTGGCCCGAAATACATGTCGAGCGCCCTTCTTCTCCCATCCGTAAAAATCCAAAAACTCGATAGCCCAGGCATGTTGAAGGAAGCTTCGCAGCGCGCTGGAATCAAGGTGCGCCAATGACCGAACCTGCTGCGTATGATGAAAAGACCGTTCCGGCAGTCCCGTTGGGCGAGCAGCTATGGCCAATCCCCCATCTCGTTCCGCGCCAGTATCGCGAGATCTGGGAAGATCTTATTGCCGTGACGGCGGCTCTCGATGAAGCGCTTCCAACGCCAGAAGATGGAGCGCCGAACGATTTGCCCGAACGCCTGATGCACCTGAGCACAGAAATATTCAAGAAGCTTCAGTATTGCGTCTTTTGGGGATTGCGTCGGGCGCATCCAAATCTAACAGAGGCCGAATTTCTGGATATGGATATCCAGCCGCCCCAGATGGTCCACGCATTCCTTGTCACCCGTGCGCAGTCCCGCATGTACAGACCGAAGGACGAAGCCGCCGCGGAGGGCGGCCGCCCGGGGGAAGAGAACGGGGCGCAGGCCCCGTAGCGCCGCCCGATTGGGACCGCGTCATCGCGTGGACCTGTCGCTATTTCGGCGCCACGCCGGACTATTGGGAAGACAACCTCACCATGGATCGGCTGCGGGCGCAGAACGCCGATATGGCGGCGATGCCGCCTGTAGACGAGCTTATCGCCGCCTATTTCATGGCCAAGGAATGGTGGACACCGGCCTCCGATCCAAGCGCGCCTGTCGCGGACGAGGTGTGGAAGCAGGAAATGCCGGAATTCGAAGAGTAGGCCGGCCCATCAGGGTGCTGGCAATTTTTTTGCCTTTTGAGGGACAATGGCAAGCAACATCGCGGTAAAGGTCACTGCAGACATAATCGATCTGCAAACCAAGTTCGCGGTTGCGCGCGCGGAATCCTCTCAATTGACCGGTGAGCTCAATAAGCTCGCCCGCCAGGCCGCTCAAACCGGTGGGAATATCTCTTCCGGCCTTCAGGGGCAGCTTACCCAGGCCGCGACGGCCGCTTTAGGCGCGCAGCAGCGCACATCTTCCCTGCGCCAAGAACTGGCAGCTTTTGGTGCAGAAACTGGCCATGGCGGCATTTCCACTGCCACGCGTGAATTTCGCGCCCTGTTCGATGAATTGTCATCCGGTCGCACGCGGATGGTGCCCGGCACTTTGGCCATCATCGGCCAGCGCGTCCTTGGCCTAGGCCCAGCCATGCTGGGAGCGGTCGGAGGCGTGGCGGCGCTCACGGCGGCATTCGCCTATCTCGTCATCCAGGCGAACCGCGCGAATGAGGCTTTGCACAGCGCCATGGCAGGCGCTGATCTTGCCAATAATCTTGTCAGCGAGGATGGGATTAAGAAAGCCGAAGCCAGGCTCGAAAGTTTTCCTGGTGTAAGCCGCACGGTTGCCGCCCAGACAATTGCCGTGTTCGCCTCTATGCGCGGCATGTCCAATCAGATCATGTTGTCGCTTGCAGACAACATTCAGCACCTTGCCGAGGAGACTAACAAGTCGATCCCGGAGGCAGCAGAAAAACTGCGCGAGTTTATCGAAGCGCCCGCCAAGGATGGCGCAAAATTTATCGATATGATCGGCGCATCCGCTGACCAGTCAAATCGTTTCACCGAAGCGATGAAACAGGGCAATGCTGCTGCCCTTTCTGTTGGCTTGGAAATATTCGCCCAGCGAATGCATAGTGGAACGACGGCTGCCGAGGATTTTACCAAGCGCATTGATGCCGCCCGGACTTCCACTTATCTTTTGCTGGAATCCGGCGACGAGATGGGAGGCACCTTCGGCGCAGGCGTCACTGGCAGCCTTCAAGTTGCGGGAGAAGCCGCTCAAAAGTTCAAACAGAGTGTTACCTCTGCCGATAGCGGCGACCTCGCGGGCGCGATAAAAAGCGCCGCCGCTGCAGCAGCGTCGCTTCCTCCCAGCCTGGACGTGATTCGGGACAAGATGGAGCAGATCGGCGAGCAATCTGGGAAAACGCGCGTCGAAATTCTGAACGACCAGGCTGCTTATCTGCAATCGCAAATGAAGGTTGCGCAGGGCGCGGCTTCCAGCGCGGAGGTGCAGGGCGAAATCGAAAAGATGCTCAGCCAGAAGAAGGTCGAGCTCGCCCAGGCCACCACCACCCAGATCACCCAGAACACGCGCAAGGAAAAGCAGGAGCAGCTTAACGCCGTCGCGGAAGAAGTGGCTGCGACGCAGCAGGGCACCAAGGAACGGCTGGCTGCGCTGCAGCAGGAATATGACTTGGCGGTCAGCCTGTTCGGCAAGGAGAGCAACCAGGCCAAAGCCGCTGCGACAGAAATGTATGCGACCAAGCGTGCGCTGGCGCAGCAATATATTGGGACGCTTGTCGCGGTTTCCCAGGAGGCCATCGACAAGGACAATGAGACGGCAAAGGAAGGTTTTGCGAACGCCAAGTCGCTCTACAGCACCAAGGAAATCAGCGCCCAGCAGGAACTCGACCTGCTCAACCAGACGGAGGCGACGCGCTACGGCCTGGTGAAGGCCGAGCTCGAGAAAGAGCTTCAACTCTGGAATGGCTATCCCGAGCAGTTGAAGGCTATCCAGAAGAAGATCGAGACAGACGAAACCGAACATCAGAAAAACATGTCCGACATCGCCCGCGAGGGCGCGGCAAACCAGGCGCGCGAATATGCAGCGTCATGGGCTGGCATAAATCGCACCGTCCTTTCGGCTGAGGATCAGTTCGCCGAAGGCTTGCTCAGCGGGCGCCAGAATCTGATGCAGTCGATTGAGCAACTTGCTCTCCGAACGGCTGAACAGGAAATTGCAGCCGACCTGCGCTATTTCACCGAGCGCGCTCTTTTGCAGGCAGAAGGGATTAGCGAAGACGCCGCCAAGGAAGAGGGTGGCGTCTTGGTCCATGCTTTCGCAGAAACACAAAAAACGGCCGCAACCGCGGCTGGTGTTGCTTCGCGAACTGCCAGCGAGCAAGCCGGTAGAGCGGCTGGTGCGGCGGCCGACGCAGCGGCCGGAAGCGCGACAATTCTGAATGATGCGTACAAGGCGGCGGCAGGGGCATATGCTGCTGTCATACAGATTCCTGTTGTCGGGCCGGTATTGGCTCCTATTGCCGCGGGCGTTGCCTTTGCCGCCGTGACCGCGTTCGATGTGATGTCAGCGGAACACGGCCAATGGAATGTTGGCGCGAACGGCGATCTCTACCAACTTCACAAAGAAGAAATGGTCTTGCCCGCCAACCTGGCGCGCCCCATGCGATCTGCTGTTTCGGCGATAGCCGCAAGTGGCGGCAATGTCGGGGGTAATTCAACTAGCAAAACGCTCGCACCTGAGATGCACATCCACGGAATCGATACCAGTATGAAACGGCACCTCGCCAAGCTGGTGGCTGATACCTGGGACGACAATCCGTCGCTGCGTCCGAAAAAGGCATGACCTTTACCGCGCCGACGGCTCCGCTGTTTCCGACAATGCGCGGTCGGCAGTTGCCGACCCGCCACATCCTGTCGAGCACGCAGCGTGAGCTCGCATATTCCGGCCAGGGGTCGCCGTTCCCGCAATGGTCGATCCCCAAATATCAGTTCGAAGTGCCGTTTTCCTTCGTGAAATCGGGCGATAGCGATTCCGACTGGGCTGTCCTGGAAGGCTTCATAAAGAAGGTGAAATTCGCGCCTGGCTGTCTCTTCCGTCACAATTTCTCTGATGACTCGCTCGCCGTCGATCAGGTCTTCGGGACCGGCGACGGCGCGACGCTTTCCTTTCAGCTTCTGCGATCCGTCGGCGGCTTTGCCGAGCCGGTCTATTGCCCAAACGCCATTACCAATGTGAAGGCGGACGGCACCGAGGTCGATGCGGCCGATTACGATGTCAGCAATCGCGGGGTGGTGTCGTTTCATTCCGGCCATGCGCCGAGCGCGAGCGCGGTGCTGACCTGGAACGGCGGCTTCGACTGGTATTGCACCTTCGACAATGATGACGAGGTTCTGGACAATTTCGCTCAGGGCTATTTTGACGTCCAGAAGATCGTCTTCACCACCTCCAAGATGAGGGCGGCATGAAAGACCCTGTCTGGGAGGCTTCCGACGGCGCACTTGAAGCGCTTCTGGAAACAGATCAATTCGTCGAGGCTTTCCACTATACCTATACGCTCATCGGCGGCGGCGTTCTTCGCTTCAGCGCCTATGATGCCGACATCGCCTATGACGGCCACACCTGGCCCGCGGGCGCGCCCTCGCATGACGTGGCGTCGGACGCGAGCTGGCACTCCGGGCTTGATGTCGACACCTGGACATACAAGGTCTATCCGCGCCTGGCCGATGGGGTCGATGGGACACCGTTCCCGGACCAGATTGACGGCGTGTCGTGGAATGTGGCGGCGCGCAGCGGCTTCCTGGATGGCGCGACGGTCCAGGTGCTTTGCGCCTATGCCGCCCAGTCACCAACGGATCCTGCCAATTACGGCGTGGTGTCGCCGGCGGGCGTGCTGTGCCTTTTCCAGGGCACGATAGCGGCCATCGACGACATGAAGTCGTCGCTGTCGATCAACCTGAACGACGTGCGCCAGCTTCTTACCGTCGATTTCCCGCGCAACCTGTTCGGCTCTTCGTGCCGCTATGTGCTGTTCAGCCCGGGCTGCCAGCTTGTGGCATCGGCTTTCAAAAAGAGCGGCACGATCGCCAGTTCGTCTGCCCGCAGTTCCTTCCTGTCGAGCGATATCGGCGACCCGATTAGCTTTCCGTCCTGGCAGCTTGGCCGCATCGTCTTCACCTCAGGCGCAAACCAGGGATTGTCGCGCGCAATTCGTGCATGGAGTTCGGACACGGGCATGTTCAGTCTGATCGCTCCGCTCCCGTTTCCGATGGTGGGAGGCGACACATTCGACGCATACCCTGGCTGCAACAAAACCCGCTCAGACTGCGACGCCGCAGGCAATGACGCCAACTATGGCGGTCAGGACTTCATCCCGCCGCCAGAGATCGCGATTTGACCGCCAATGCGGAGGCGCGCGCACGCGTCTGTGAAATCGCAATGTCCTATCTGGGTACGCCTTACCACAACCATGGCCGCGTCAAAGGCGCTGGCGTCGATTGCGCCACGCTGCTGATCAACGTCTATTCCGAAGCCGGCGAGATCGAGGATTTCGATCCCGGCTATTACAGCCCCCAATTCTTCATGCACCGCGGCGAGCCAATCTATCGCGATATCGTCGAAAGGTTTGCGCGCGAGGTCGAGGCGCCGCTTCCAGGTGACGTCGTGATGTATTGGGTCGGACGACAGTTCGCCCATGGCGGGATCGTCCTGCGTTGGCCGCGCATCATTCACGCCTACAAGCCCGCCGGCAAAGTATGCCTGGCGGAGGGCAACAACGCTGAATTCGCCGATCTGAAAAAGCACCCCCGGCTCTTCTACCGCCCGAAAAACTGGGAATAGCCCCGACATGATGACGTCATCGTCCAGCGCCAAGGTAGCGCCCGATACGGGTATGCGCGTCCAGACGGCGCTGGCGGGCATGCCGATACCTGTCGGTGTTGGCCAGTTCCGCACGACCTGGAATTTGCTCGACTATATCGATTTCCAGTCGAAGCAGACGCAGCAATCGGGCGGCGGCGGTGGCAAAGGCATCCTTGGCGGCGGCGGCAAGGGAAGCAATTCCACCACCACCTATTCAGCAAGCGTGGTCGGCGCGATCGCCGAAGGCCCGCTCGAAATTGTCACGGTCTGGAACAACCAGACTTCCCAGACACCGGCGTCCTTGGGGCTCAGCCTCTTTCCTGGCGATTACACCCAGGACGCCTGGTCATATATGGAAAGCGTGCATAGCGCGCGCGCGGAAACATATCGCGGCATCGGCTATGCCGCCTGCGCGAACATGGCGCTGGGAACGTCTTCGGCGCTGCCGAATTTGAGCTTCGAATGCCGCAACACGGATTTCTCGAATGCTATTTCCGGCCTGCCCGACGCCGATCCGAAGGACTGGTTTACCCAGGTTCTGACAAACCAGTATTACGGCCTTGGCTTTCCGACCGCGTTTCTCTCCGACTTGGCGAATTATTCCGCCTATTGCCTCGCCACGGGCCTTGTGGTGTCGCCGATCATGTCGGGCGAGACCAGCGCCGCCAACGAAGTCCTCGGCAATCTGCTCGACGCCACCAACTCCCAGGCGCGCATGTCGGGAGGCATCCTGCAGATCGTCCCGCGCGGGGATCAGGATATTTCTGCCAATGGCTCGACATACACCGCGCCCGCCGCGCCGGAATATGATCTTTCCGACGACGATTTCATTACCAATGGCGATAGCAAGCCGATCAAGATCAGCCGCAAAAACCCGGCAGACCAATACAATGTCGTCCAGGTTCGGTTTGCAGACCGTGCGAATGCCTATAACGCCAATGTCGCGCGCGTCATCGACGAAGCTGCCTATAACCAATACGGGCCGCACACCCAGGATGCACAGGATTGGGGCGTCTTCAGCGACGCCAATGCGGCGCAGCAAAGCGCGAGCCTTTGGCTGGGCCGCCAGCAATATCTGAACGCCTATGTCTTCACAATCGGGCGCCGGTTCGCCAGGCTGGACTGCCTCGACATCGTTTCCCTGACGCACACCGGCCAGCAGTTGGTCGACCAGTGGGTCAAGATCACCGACATCGAGCGCAATTCCGACGGCACGCTCCAGATCACCGCCGAGGATTACCTTCCAGGCACAGGCGCAGCGCCGCTCTACGGCCACCAGGCCAATTCCGGAACGACGCCGGACTATAATGTCACGCCGGGTGACGCAAATCCGCCCGTCATCTTCATGCCGCCTTACCAACTGGCCCAATCGCGCGGGCCCGAGCTATGGGTGCTGGCCAGCGGGGCAAGCGCCTGGTGGGGCGGCTGCCAGGTCTGGATCAGCAACGACGGCGACAGCTATCGCCTGGTCGATGCCATCACCGGTAAGGCGCGCATCGGCGTTCTGAGCGCCGATATCGCCGCGGTCTCCGATCCGGATTCCACCAGCACACTTTCGGTCGATATGACAGAAAGCAATGCGACGATGGATTCCGTGCAGAAGGCGGCTGCGGATGCCTTTCAAAGCCTGATCTTCGTCGATGGCGAGTTGATGGCCTATGAGACGGCCACGCTGACGGACACGAGCAAATACGATGTCACCTATCTGCGTCGCGGCCTTTACGGGACGGTCAATAGCCTCCACGACAGCGGCGCGCCATTCGCGGTGCTGGATGGCCACGGGACGCTGGTGTCGCCCTTTGACAAAAGCCAGGTTGGCCAGACCGTCTATCTAAAGTTCCCCTCGTTCAATATCTATGGTCAGGCGCTGCAAGACCTGGCGGACGTCGATCCGGTCGAAATCGTGCTGGGCGGTGCGCCCACCGATTATGCGCCGAGCGACCTTGCGGTCTCGCCGACGATCAAGGGAAACCTGCTGCAATGGGCGAATGCCGCCAATGTCGGCGTCGAAGCCGTCGAGGTCTGGCGCAGCGCGAATAGCTCGTTCAGCGGCGCTGCCAAGATCCATGATGCGGCGGCTTACACCACCACCTGGACCGACAACGATGTCTCGTCCAACACGCCCTATTGGTACTGGATCAGGTATCGCGATGTCGCTGGCAACACCGGGGCCTATGATCCCGCATCGAGCGGCGATGGCGTCACCAGCACGGCCGGGCAGGCGGGCACCGACGACATCAGCGATGGCGCGGTTACCGGGGACAAGATCGCCGACGAGACCCTGACGGGCGTCAAGTTCGCAGAAGGCGTGAGCGCGGTCGGCGTGGTCGATACGCTGCCCGCCGACAACAGCACTTACGACACGGTGGTGCTGACCACGGACGGCAAGCTCTATCGCTGGGATGCGACCACTTCAGCCTGGTCATCCGAAACCGCCGCAACCGACATCACCGGCTCCATCGTCAGCGCCCAGATCGGCACAGGCGAGATCAACACCTCGAATATCGCCGACGCGGCTATAACAGCGGTCAAGACCAGCCTCGCCGCCATCAGCAGCAGCACCGGAAATCTGGTCGCGAACGCGGTGGCGTCGGTCAATATCGCTTCAGCAGCAGTTACCGCTGCCAAGACTAGTATCGCCGCCATCGACGCCAGCACGGGCAATCTCGTCGCGAACAGCGTCACGGCGACCCAGATAGTTGCGGGCACGATCACTTCGACCCAGATCGCGGCGGCAACCATCGTTTCGGCGAATATCGCGGCGGGGACCATTGCGGCGTCCAACATCGCGGCGGGAGCG